ACAAAGAGATATTCCCCTTTGTCCACATCCTTGTCGGTGTCGTAGACGAGCATCCCGTCGTAATTCAGGTGGGCAAAGTTGAAGTCCCCGACGATCGGCTTAACCGCGGCATCGCTGAAGGTGACAGGCTTCCCGATGATGCTCTCCGGCGGCGCGTTGTACAGGGTGACAGCGTTGTTGGCCAGGCTCTTCAGGATGGTCACATAATCGGAATAGCGCATCACCACCCGGGCGTTTTCCCGGAAGTCCTCATGGAGGTCCGCAATGGCGTTGGTAATAGCCTCAAACAGATCGGCACCCTCCACCTCTTGAACCGCGTTTTGCGCGGAGTAGAAAGACATATGCTCTTCCCCGGCGGCCGGAGTGGTAGCAAAGGCCACTTTCTTCTCCTTGGCGGCCAGACCGGAACGCAGGGCATTCTCCACGTAGTTGACCAAGTTGGTATCGGAACCGTGAAGGACCGTATCCGAAATTCTGGCCTTCACCTTGAACTTGTGCCGACCAAAGGAAACCTTATCCCCCGTCAGGGCGATCTCCTTCGCGGTCTCGTCGTCCCCGATGAAGGCGTCATCATCCAGCGTGTAGGCAATCTTGGGTACTTCCAGGCCCTTGATATTCGTCATGCGGATGATTTCCCGGAGCGGGTTCCGCGTGAACGGCTCATGGACCAGTTCATTCGTCATAGTGGTCGGCAGGAGCTTTTCCCCTCCGGAGGGTTGCGGTGCCGGAAGGGCACGCAAAACGTTCCTAGCCTCATCGGACATGGGACGACCTTCGACCGCGGCGCGAATAAGTTCGGCCTTGGCGGCGATCAGTTTTCCTTCCTCGTTTTCCACCACACTGATGGGGTTTTCTTGCTTGATTTTGGCTTGCTGTTCCTTTTCGACCTTGTCATGTTGCTCTTTCAGCAGTTCAAAACGCTGCTGCAAGTCCGCTTTTTTGTTCTTCAATTCTTCGATTTCTTCCTTGGTGACAGCCGGATTGGCCGCCTTGTTCACCAACTGCTCCTCGACGTTTTTCAATTGATTACCAACAGTAGCCAGCTTTTCTTTCAGTTCATAAAGGGTCATGTTACAAACCTCCTATCAATTTGTCGATTTGCTCAATGTTTTTCTTGGATTCCGCAATCAACTTTTGTCTTTCTTCCTGACTCAAGTCACCTTTTTTGGCGTTTTTCAAGGCTTCCAGCAGCTCTTTCGGTGTGTTTTTGTACCTCTGGAACAACTCTGCATCGGAGATAGACGCCGCAATTTCTTTTTCGGCCACCACCTCATCACAGAGCCCGTAATCGGCGCACTCCTGAGCGGTCAGCCAGGTTTCGTTGTCCATGAGTTCGGAAATCTTCTCCACACTCAACCGGCTGCCGGCTTTGCTCAGATAGGCTTCGATGATGGATTCCCGAATTTTATCCAGATCATCGGCCGTTTTTCTAAGGTCTTGGGCATTTCCAATAACCAACATCCAAGGGTTATGGACCATCATCATCGCATTTTTGGGCATAAAAACAGTGTCGCCGGCCATTGCCACGACACTCGCAATACTTGCAGCCAACCCGTCAATGTGGACGTTCACCCGGACCTTTTGCCGCTTCAGGATGTTGTAGATCGCTTGCCCTTGGAAGACGCTCCCGCCCGGGGAGTTGATGTATACGTTAAGCGTTTTGATGTCACCCAGGGCATCCAAGTCCTCTTTGAAGCTCTGTGCCGTTGTGTCAGTATCATCCCACTTGTACGGCGTGATCTCACCGTAGATGTAGAGTTCTCCGGTGTCATCCGCCGCGTTTTTGACTTCCCAAAACTTTTTCATCGTCTATCACCTCCTTATCGTCACCTCCTCTCGTTCCCCCTCTTGTTCGTTGACCGGCGTCAGATCCCGGCTCATGTAGAGCTTGTCACCACCTTCCAGCGGGGGTAGTTCTTCAAAGGCCCGCACTTCATTGGGTGTGAACCAGCCCGAGCGGATACCCTTGAAATAAAACTCCCCGCGGGTTTTGATGTCCCCGCGTAAAAGAGCGTTCACATTAAACTTGAAAGTTAGTCCCTGCAAACGCTCCTGCTTGGTTAGTAGTTTTCGGTTAAATTCCTGCTCGTACTGCCGGACAATTGGAACGAGCGTCCCCTGCACAAACTCCAACGACAGTTGCTCCATGCTGGAATAGCTTTGCCCTTCGGTCTCGCCCAGCATATGGACTGGTATGTTGAAGACGGTGGCCACCCGGGAACGGGTGATCTTTTCAACCTCGAACACCTTCGTGTCGATGATGCTCCGCTCGATTGGAACAATTTCCGTTCCGGACTCCTGAATAAGCACACCACCGTTGTTTTGATAGAACTTCTTGAAGTTCTCGAGGTATTTCGCTTTTTTCTCTTCCGACACGTTCGCACTCAGCTTCAAAATAAATGAAGCCAGAATGGCGCTATTCATCTGCTCCAAGCTGAACGTCCGGACCTTTTGGTCATAATCCACTGTGTTACGTAGCACATCGATCGGACTAATCCCCTTATATCCAACGGAATAATAAGCAAGACTTTGCCCAACCGTCGGGATGTGCTTGACGTGGATCATGTCCATGTTGTGAACGAAGTAACGACCATTGTCCCCGTCGATTTCGTACCACAACTCGCGAGTCTTTTCCTCAATGACCGGCTCCACACGGGATGGATCCAAAGGCAAAAGGGCCGTCACCTGAAAGAGATCGTCATACACTTTCAGCGCGTACCCGTTCCCGTAGGTGTTCCGGCAGACTTCCATCGTCCGGATAAAATCGAAACTGGTCATGTTCGGATTGGGCGAGTTCTCCAACAAGTCCGCTATCGGGCTGTTGACAGGGGTATAATTCTGGCGTAACTTGATCGGCAAGCTGGCCATCGCATTGGACAACCGGGATACCGCCGCGAAAATGGTTTCAACCGTCGCCAGCGTGTTGCTTGTTTTGCTGGCAAAGATATTGCTCGGTGAAAACCATTTGGTGAAGTCGTACCCGCTGCCTTTGTAGCGACCTGTCAGCACGTTCCACGCTATTTTCACCCGCTGAATGAATCGCAACTTATCACCCCCTTAACAGGTCGTTGATCGACACAAATTCCACCTCCCCCACAGGTTGTGGAGTGACCATCCGCTTCATTACCTCGGTATGGGCGTTGAGCCAAGCGGCAAAGCCATCAATCTTCCGGTAACGATTCTGTTTAGTCGGAAGCCAGTTTCCGTTTCGATCTTCCACCAACTTCACGTTGTTGAGATACCAGCGGAACAGCTTATTCCGGTTGAACACCACTTTTCCATCCAGAAGGAGTTCCTTGATGTCTTTGAGTGCTGGACTCAGGGTCAGCGCACCCTGCCGAACCACTTGCGTCTGAAATCCGTATCCTTTCAAGTCCTCCACCAATCGGTAGGCGTTGGCAGGGTCGTAGGTAATCAGGTCGATGGAGAACCGCTCCGACTGTTGGATGAACCAGTTATAGATGTATTTGTAATCAACGTAGTCTCCCGGGCAGATCGTAAGGAGCCCTTCCTCCTGCCACTCCCGGAAGGGAAGTTTTTCGTTGTCCAGCTCCACCTTTCGCCGCGGGACAAATGAATGAGACAACACAAAAACCCGCCCGTCATCGAGCGGGAACTCCAAGCAGGCAGCGGTGAAATCCTCCGTCTGCGACAGGTCAAAACCGCCGACACAGTTCCGACCGGTCAGCTCCGCCGGATCGATCACGCTGTCATTCCGTTTGATTACCTCGAAATCGACGAAGGACTGCTCGTCCGACTGGACAAACAGGTTCAACCGTTTGGTAATGAAGTCGTTTCGTTCCGGCGGGATATGCTTCCGGTTGTTCCACTCCTCGATCATGTCATCAAGGTTGATGGTTAAGCCCAGGTTTGGGTTGGCCTTCACCCAGTTGCCCGGATCCTCGATGTCGTCTTCCTCATCCAGCTCAGCCATGAAGTAAAAAGAACGTTCATCCTGAATCACGCCTTCCAGTACGTCAGCCGCCTTCTCGTAGTAATCCATCAGCGGGCCGTCCAACTGGTATCCGGCGGTGGTGATGTATAGGATCAACGGTTGCCGGCGGGCTCCCGTCGAGTTTTTGATGACGTTGATCAGCTTGTAGTCCTTGTATTCGTGGATCTCATCGAAGATCCCGAGATGACAGTTGAGCCCGTCCAGTTTCTCGCTGTCGGACGCCTGCGGCTCGATCTTGGAGAACGTTTTGTCGAAGTGGATGGCATCCCTGAGCACCCGGAAGTGCTTGGATAAAAGCGGCGATGCCTTGACCATCTTCTGGCACTCGTCGAACACCACACGGGCCTGCTTCATGCTGTTGGCCAGTAGATAGACATCCGCGCCTTTCTCTCCGTCTTTGGAACATCCATAGTTGGCCAAGCCAGACACCATCGTTGATTTCCCATTCTTCCGGGCAACAAAAATGAGCCCCTCCTTAAACCGGCGGAGCCCGGTGTCTTTGTGGACCCAACCGTACAGGGAACCGATGATGAAATGTTGCCACGGCTGCAGCTCCAGCCGTTTGTAGTTCCCCTTGGATGGCTTGCAGAACCGCTGGATGAAATCGATCGGGCGGAACCCCTTTTCCTCATCGAACACCCAAGGGAAATCGTCCGTCCCCTGCTGCTCCAGATCCCGGAGATGGCGCTCGCACGCCTGGCGCACCTTCTTGGAGACGACGATCCGGCCGGCAACAGCATCCCGGGCGTATTGGGTGGTGAGCAGATCAGAATGCTTCGAACTCATCCACCGTCACCGCCTCCGTGACCTTCTTCTCGGAGGCAGGCGTCAGCTTGAGTTCCGCCTGCAGTTTCCGCTGCTGCTCGACGATCTTCAGGATCTTGTCCACCGACTTGTTTTCCCGGAACATCTCCTGAGAGCCATTTTTGAAGAGCTCTACCACACCGCGTTCCTTGATGTCGTCCATATGTTCCTGCTTCAGTTGCTCCAGGAGGACCATATTGTCAACAATCATGAGGGTTCGGTCGTTCAGGTTGTCATCCTTCTCCAATTCCTGAATAAGGATCTTAAACAGCTTTTTCGCCTCTTTATGTTTGATGATCCGCTTCGGTTTGTAGGTCATCTCACCACCTCCCTCCTGCCGAGATAGCCCCCCCTCGCGTGAGAACAGCTGGCGCGCTCGAAGCGAAGG